GGCAAAATTGCACAAAGTGTTATCGCATATAGTAAACGGGCTACCTGTAAATTGTTTCATGAATGCGGTTAAACTTGCGCGTCCGCTAGCACTTGCGTAAAAAACTTTCCAGTGTGTGCGGAACTGTAAAAACCAAGTGACTAACCACTCAGGCGCGCCTGCATAAGTCATGAGACGAGACATAAATGATGCCATAGTAACGTGAAAACGCGAATCCCATTCAGCAGCATCACATTCCATCCATGGTTGATTATTGTCATGGGCGCTCATAAGCGCAGCGAATTGATCGCTAAGGGTGATGTCATCTTCGTGGGTCGCGAATATGAACTTACGATTAAGTTTCTTGGCTATATCGCGGGCGCGTTGTAGAATAAATCTGGCATAAGCTGATAACAATATACATATGCGTTTTGATGTAAACACTATGCCTTGGCCTGTTTTGTCTTCTGCATCGAAACAATCTTTAGGTGAAAATTTGGCTTGCCTTTTCATGGCAAAATTTAACGTTTCTTGAAACTCGTTAAACTCTTTGCCTATTTCCGTTGTACCTAAAAGTCCATGTGAAGCATTTTTCTTGGAAAGTGCTATCAAATAGTCTTGTGGTGCTTTTGGAGTTCTTCGGACGTTGCTGCAAAGTCAAATTTTAATTTCCTTACATTGTGATCGTTGCCATACAAACCTTTAGCAAAACCTCTTTCGAGCGCATCTATACTAATAGTTGCGTGTTTATTAGGCAGCGGTTTGATACGTTTGCTATAGCGTTTAATTAAAGTGCGCATTGTTTCTCTGGTATCTCCTGACAACTGATTTTTGACCAGTTTCACTTCCGGGCATAAATGTGCGACTGTATATTCTTTATGTTTCATGAGCAGCATATCTGCATTAACAATTAATATGCCGCTTTCGACTGCAGGTAAATCAGGTGGAGTTGTGTAGATATGACAAGCCGAAGCTTCGTTGACTGGTTTATAGCAGCTGTGCAATATATCTGTAACGTTATTTACGTCTACAGGTGGTGGTTCTGCCGTGCCAGTAGCTTCACAGCTTACAACATCATCAGCCTGATCAAGTTCGACTTCATGCATATTAA